CTGGCGAGGCTGGGTGGTCCCCCTGGCAGGAATCTTATCAGCGTCCATCAAATTCACCTGCATCACCACAAAAATCGCCAAGCCCTTATATAACAAGCGTTTTCGAGTCATGGCTATGATCCGGGTTCGGTTCCTAGGAGGCCCAAAATAGTCCAAATTTCGGTTATGCTTTACGCCAAATTTACGCCAAGGCGGGGAGCATGGCCACATATCGAAAGCGCGGCAGCACATGGCGCGCAGAAGTAGCGAAGGCGGGCATTAGAGAGTCGCAGTCGTTCGACACAAAGGCCGAGGCCGTTGCATGGGCGACCAAACTTGAGGCCGAGATCGCCGCCGGACAACGACGTTCCTATTCCAAGGTCCAGAAGACGCTAAGCGATGCGATGGACGAGTACCTGGAAAAGATTTCACCAGGCATGGGCAAGCACGAATGGAACAAGACCCGCATCGAATTCTTCAAGGGAGAGATGGAGTTCGTCGGCACTCTCGTGCGCAACGTCAAACCGGAGCAGATAGCGGCGTGGCGCGACAAGCGTCTGAAGGAGGTTAAGACGTCGACGGTCAATCGCGATCTGAACCTACTGTCAGCCGTGTTCGAGGCGGCATGCAAAGAGTGGAAGTGGATACACACAAATCCCGTTCATGAGGTGAAGCGGCCGAAGGATCCCCCGCCGCGCCGGCGGCGGGTACCTGACGAAGACGCCGCCGTGATGGCGAAGGCACTGGGTCTGACCGACGACGGGCCGATCGAGACGGCACAGCAATACACTGCGCTGGCGTTTCTGCTTGCCATCGAAACTGGAATGCGTCAGGGAGAAATAATCGGAACGGTTTGGCGCGACGTGCATTTGCCGCAGCGGTTCTTGCACATTCCGAAGTCCAAGAATGGCGATGCGCGCGACGTGCCATTGTCGACTCGAGCCGTTGCCTTACTGAGCCGCCTCAAGCGCACGAAGGATGAGCCGCGGTGCTTCCCGGTGGCTCAGTCCAGTGTAGATGCGTTGTGGAGAAAGATTCGAACCAAGGTGGCGAAAGACAAGCCCGAGTTCGCGGACCTTAATTTCCACGACTCGCGGCACGAGGCGACGACTCGACTTTCAAGAAAGCTTAACGTGCTAGCGCTTGCGAAGATGATCGGCCATCGCGACGTGCAGTCGTTGATGATCTACTACGACGAAACGGCCGCCGAGTTGGCGGCGCGCTTGGACTGAATGACTGAAAGTCATCCTGTCGCGCCTCTACGGCGGCGACCGGGTCGCGGCGCCGGCAGGATGCCTTTGTTGCTTCTGGCCCATTCCAGCACGTCGCCCGCAAACCAGCGCCGCTGCGCCTGCTTTGAATCGACCGGTCGCAGTGCCGCAGGAAAACCCGGTCGCGTTACTACGCGCAACTCGACAGTCTGTTTCGACAGTCCAAGCCATTGGGCGATCTGCTCGGTGCTCCAGAGCGTTTCATCGAGGCGCTTTGGTTTTTCCAGTGCCGCGACTAGGCGCTCTACACGGCCTACCAGTTCCATGACCGGATCGATAGTTTCGTTGGTCATTCCTTACTTCCTCTCTCCATATATTCGCGTAGGCTGTCAGCCGGTATGGCGCTGGCCCGCTTGCCTACCTTTACCAATTTAAGGCGGCCCGCGGCGACCATCCGATAGATCGTTGTCTGCGAGAGCCCGAGGAGTTCCATTACCTCCGGTATCCGGTAGTGTTTCTGGATTGGCGTCATTTCGGCGCATCCCTCCAGAACTCGATTTGCGTCTCGATGCGAACCTTCACTTCGTCGAAGCGATCGATCGGGAAAATGGCGGTGCACCAAGTACGCTCGCCGTCGCCGTGATCGGTGATCTCGTATGCCGGCTTCTGCTTGAAAAAAAAAAGGCCATACTTGCTCCAGTCGATAACCTGGCTCATGCCGTCACCTCGCTTTCCGGTATCAGTTCGACGAGTGACGAAAACCATTCATCGGCTTGGTCGACCGCATCGGCGACGCCCTCCGCCTTGATCTCGAGGCGGTGATCTATCACGGGGTGCTTGATCTCGTAGAACCCTCGGGCGGATAGTGGCGTTATCTGAAGCGTGCCGAACCGGTCACTCGGAACGGAAAAGGTACCGCGACGGTGCTGGCTAGCTTCCCGCGGCCACGCCCTGCAAGATGTCGCATCATGAAAGCGTAGGCTCATCGACGAGTAACCGGTCAGGACGAGCAGCGGGTGTGCGACCAGGTCGTGCAGAACGGCCCAGAAAAGTAACTGCTTCTCGTTGGCGCATGCTTTGCGCGGATCGGTACGCATGATCAATGGGTCCGCTGGAACGGCGTGTGTTCGACGGCGGCGCGCAGATCGGCCGGCATGTTGCGAGCAGACAAACAGGCGATGATTGCGGCGATAGTCGCCACGGTCGAGAAGGGCAGTTCCTCATGATGGTTAAGCAGGATGCGCGTCAGGTCACCGGCCAACTCCTGGTCAGTGAATGCTACGCCGCTCTTGATCTGCATGACCGACATGTCAGTGATCATGCTGTTGAACCTCGCAAAGTCAGGATGGTCTTTGATCTTCGGTTCCATCAGTGTTCTCTCAGTCTCAGGATTCGGAAAAGGGCGGCGTTCGTCGAGATGCTGATCAGGCCGTGATTGAACGCCGCCATGGCGGCGCGCTTAAGCAGCGTTCGCATGCTCGATCTCCTGCACGAAGTCGGAGTGGCCGCGCAGCACTACCGGATAGACCGATCGCACTCGAGCCGCTGGCAGTGCACCGACGGCGGCCGGTGAGTACGACTTCAGGCGGTACCCGTCAGCAGTGAGCGCGATCAGCTCGCGCACGATGCTTCCGCCATCGATGAGGACGATTACGACGTCATCACCCGGCTCGGCATTCGCCTCAGTGTCATAGATGACTGCCTCGCCTGCGCGGATGCGCGGACGCATGTCGTTCGTCGGCATGCGCAATGCCGCATAACGGCTATCTGCTGTCATCTCAGACCTTCCCGTAGTTGGAAGAAAAGTAGCCAATGCCGCCAGGATCACCATTGAGCGTTTCGGTGCAGTCCTCCATATCTCGGGCAATTCCGCGAAGTGTTTCACGAAGAATGATGACGTCCCAGATATCCTCGTCGTACTTTGCCTTTGCGATTCTCATACAGCACAGTTCGTGCAACGCCGTTACGGAGTGATAGGTCTGCTCCAAGCGGTTGGCGACTGCGGTGATTTCCTCGACTGTCGGACAGTTCTTAGCCATGAGACACTTCCCTCGAACGTTCGAACTCCGCATGCTGGGCCGCGGTATCCCGCATACCCTCCATTTGATCGAAGATGTAATCGCCGAGGCATTCCAGTGCATACATGAGCGCGAGTTCAGTGCTCCGGCCGAGCGGCGGCGCGCCTGTCATGTCCGGCTCGCTGAGGCTGTTATGCACAAGCCTTGCAATGGACTTGATGCCATCAGAAGCGCGGCTCACATTGGAAATCCGGACTGAGTGGACCGTCGCGTGCTCCTGCTGTTCGCTGCTTTGCCAATAGTCGCTGACGAGCGGATGAACTTTTCTGCCTTCAGACATGCTGAGCTCCCCGTTTGTGCAAGAGGAACTCAGCTTCGGATCCGATGTTGGTCAAAGCCCCGATGGTGCGAATCTGGTCTGCAATCACAAACAGCAGGCTGGACACGTTGTCGCCCATCTCGAAGTTTCCGGCGCGCAGCGAGCCAGGCGTGTAATCGCTGGCAATAACGCACCCGACATTGCTCACCGTGTCGGCTAGGTTCTGTGCCATGTGGCTGGCGCATTCGCTGGATCGAGCGAGGAATTCGAGCTCGTCATTCGCCCACGTGTCCTCACGGTTCCAGAAGAAGTCTAAAACTGACATCGGCGTGCAAGGACCGAACTTTCGCGGCTCGGCGTTACACGTATTGACTTTTTGTTGCCCTGCACTAGAATCCGACTTGTTCATTTCGTTTTACCTCTGCGGTATGCGCGCGCCGTCTGTTCCTAGGCATTCGGCGCGCACCCTTCCAAGACGCCATTTCTGGCATCCACCCCAAAAAATTGACTCTCTTCAAATCGTAGACATGAGCTCGTCCAACTAGGCAGGACTGCCAAGTAAACGGGTGCCGCTACGGTTCGAGGGTTTCATATGTTCTTGTATTCGCTAGCTCTGCTCCTTGGTTGGTCTTGCTACGTTATGGGAATGAATGGTCGGGCAAAAGACGCCCAATAACAACTGTCCGATTAGGATAAGACCGCTCGCTGTCGGAATCCCGACCAACTGACGGGAGCAAATCTATCACAGCTAAAGGCTATCCCCGAGCAAGTGAAAAAGACCGCGCTCTGACCATCCACATAAAAAATGCTACAGCATAAAAAGACCGTTTCGACAAGTAACGGAGGTCAGTGCCGCCGCTTTTCGAAAATATCCTTTAAAAACAACCATTAGTCCCTCATCTAATACGTTACGTAGTTGCCGTCGTTATGCTTGACATGTTGCAACTCATGCCGCCGGAACCAGCGAACGGGTCCTGCACCACCGACCGCAAGCCAAGAAAGTTGTCGAACAAGAACCTAGCGTTGTTCTTAGAGCGCCCGAGCGTTGGTCTGGCCTGGCGCAATGCCGTCGTCGCCCGAGTTGACTGAGACACGTCGAATCATTGCGTCGATCACACGGCTGTCTCGCGATGACTTCGAGATACGTGGCGCGCGTGACCCGCGCAGCCAGCTGTGCGGCGGCGCGACGGCGGATGAAATGGACTTAGGCGTCTTCATGTTTGCCTCGATGTGGGATAGGACACGTTGAGGACAATATAACCGCAGTCCGTGCGAATTACAACCAAATAAGTAAAAAAACTAGACTGCGCCTACAACTCCCGCTACCCGGGCTATTACCCTAACGTTGCCGACTTTCTCGGGTGCCACGTCCCAGTCCGGATAGCGGACCTTATCGGCGTTGTCCGCCGCGATCCTTAGACTGCCATCCGGGGCCTTGAACAGCCGGCGAATAAGAATCTCATTCCCGACGATGAGTGCGTAGACCTTCCCGCTCGTGACCGAAGTGTCCTTATAGTCCACGACAAGAAAGTCTCTCGCCTCTATCAGCGGTGCCATTGCACCGTCTTGGGACACGATCAAGGCAGCATTCACATCCGGCACGCCGAGGCGGTCAGCCACCATTCTGGCAAGCGGGAATTCCGGTCCGGAAGACTCGACTGGTTCCGTTTCCCATCCTCCGTCCGACGACACGGTGACCCGTAGAGCAGGCACATAAAGGTAGGCGTCTCGCTCAATTATCCGCTCGTGGTCAGGTGCCGCGGCGTCAGGGGCAGGTACCGCTTCGAGCCCGATGCTTTCAGTGTCCGGGTCCCGATCTAGGCTGTACTGAGGTAGATTGAGCACCTCCTCATAGCGCCGCGCGAACTTTTCGCCGATGTTTTTCGTGCCACGCACGTGCTGATTCACGATGGATGGGTTCGGGATGCCCATGTCGCGAGCGAGCGCCGTCTGGCTCGCGCCCCGGATGCGCAAAGCCGACTGAAGCCGAAGGCGGCGGATTTCGTTTATGGGTTTCATGCGCGGGAGTATATACAAGGCAACCTAAAAGGTAAATATAAAAATAGGTTGTTCATCCACTTCCAATGAGGTTGTAAAGGTTGTATTCTTGGGTGATGAGCAAACCAGTCTATATCCCAAGCGACTTTCGAGAGTTCTTCTTGGCTCTTCCGAAGGAGCACCGCGCGCGGTTCGCCGAGATCGCTGGCACTACAGAGACATACATCGCGGTCAAACTGGTCCGAGCCGCAGCGGTGCCGCGCCCGGAGCAAATGAACCGGCTCTGGGCAGCATGCAAGGCGTACCGCGCGCCATTTACTCGCGCCGACCTCCTGAGGTTTTTTTATCCAGAGGTGCGCGCATGAGTGATCTGCAACGTCACCCCCTGTCCGCCGCTTTTCCGTCGTTCTCCGCCCAGGACCTCGCCGCGCTGGTCGAAGATATTCGCCAGTTCGGGCAACGAGAATCTGGGCTAACTCTCGAGGGGAAAATCCTCGACGGTTGGAACCGCTATCAAGCGTGCTTGCGCTTCTTTCAAAGAATCTCCATCGGCGCCATATGACGGAGTCGCAACGAGCGGCGGCGGTCGTTGCCGTGAGTCGGTGGGTTCCAAACGGTCGCCCGAATAACCTCGCCCACCGGGCGAGGTTATCGACGAATGCCGAGTTGGCTCAGCGCGCAGATGTGAGCGAACGTACGATCAGCCGTGCAAAAGTGGTTCACGAAGCGGGCCTAGGCGATGCGGTGATCGCTGGCGAGATGACCTTGCGTCAGGCGGAAGAATCGGTCAAGGCTCAGCGCCTACCTACGATTCGTGAGCGGGAAGCTTCACCGTCGCACGAAGCCGTGGCGAAAGTGGCGGCGCGTACGGATGCTGTTGCGCAAATGCCGCCTTGGCGTGTCGGTGCCGATGAGGACTCCTCAACTGGCAGGCGCGCTTCAGATCCGTCCGCGCTGGAACTCGTCACGGCGGAACGCGATGAACTCCGCGAGCAACTGTCGGACGTCGCCACGGCGGCGCGCGAGATCGAGGCCGAGGTGGAGGCCTATCGCGCAAGCTGGCGCGGAGAGGGAGAGAAGCAGCTCGTCGAAGCCAACAAGCGTATCGCCAAACTGGAGGGCGAAGTTCGCAGACTGGAGATCATTCGCAACGGCTTGATGAACGACAACGCCGAACTGAAAAAGCAGATCAAGAGCCTGCAACGGAAGTTGGGGAACGCTCATGCCTGAGCACATTAAGCTGCGCCCGTACCAGTATGCCT